CAAGGAACAACCTTACGATTTTTTCTACACGATCGAGTGCTGGGCCCGGTTCCGCACGGTCGCGCAGATCTTGCTCCAGATCATGATGAAGCGGTTCCCGATGCGTGGGGAGACCGTCGTTGTGGTCGACGGCATCAATAACCCACGGACCTACGCTGTATTCCAGCAGGGCGTTACAGACCTGACTGATGTAAGCTCTCTCGTGGAGCGTATCCCCGGATACTCTCTATCTCTTAGAGTCGAAGGGGAGCTTACGTTGGATCGGGTGCCAATCTGCATTCCTGCATTTACGGGATCCCAAACCACTGAGCCCTTGCCGGGGTCAGGCGGTAGTGGATACCAGCTCGTTCCCGGCCCTGGTGGCTATGGACGCGTCCCCGCCGACGAAAACGGAATCCCACTCTGTCCTGGTGGCGTACAGAACCCAGACCCCGGCGTTGGCGGTCTCTACGGCACCGGCAGGCCAATCATCCGCACAGGCGTTTACGGGAGCTCTCCATGAAACGTGATCAGACTTATCAGGTTGTCTCCAGGAGCGCTGTTACGGTCGAGTTCCCTAACGGGAATGTCGTCAGCTACCCGACTGGATTCATGTTCAGCGCCCACCCGACGAACGGCGCAGTCACGCGACTGCTGCGCATGAACCTGATTCGTCAGGTCACGCCTCGGGAGGTACCGAACTTCAAGGTCGATACCGAGTCGACCGCTCGCGCAGCTAAGGCAGCGCCGCCCCCTCCGTCACCGCTCCAGGTGACAACCGGCGCCGCCAAGAAGACCCCCAAGACGTCCAAGTAACGGGCAAGGAGTAACAGATGCCGATCGTTGAATATCGGTCCGCAGGTGTTTACGGGCAGGAAAAGAGTCCTGCTCGTGCGCCCGACCAGTTCTCGCCCGCGAAGATGGGCACCGTAGGTTGGACCCAGAAGGGCCCCACCAACTTCCCGATCGAGGTGCGCTCGGTCGAGGACTTCACCCGTGTGTTCGGCCCGATCAACACACGCGGCGTCGTTCCCCAGACAATCCGTGCCTTCTTCGGCACCGGTGGTGAGCGGGCGTGGGTCAACCGCATCGCTCCATCTGATGCGACCTATGCTGATGTGAGCATCGATCCGGTTCCCGGACCCGCGAAGTGGGTGTTCACGGCCAACGGTCAGGGCCTCTGGGGCAACGACCTCAAGATCCGGGTCAGCGGTAACCGGAACTTCCTCAACTACACCACGAATTCGTGGGACAAGTACGACCTCCAGATCCTCGCTCCAGCAGACTTCAACCCGGCGTTCGACGACGCGGTGGAGACTTACGAGGCGGTTCAGTTCGACGACCCAGCGGCCCCCGACTATATCCTGAACGTGATTCAGGACCCTCGTCGTCCGAGTCTGCTGGTCACCACGACGATCGGAGTCGGAGGCACGCCCGCGTCGATGCTTCCGGTCACTGTGTTGTCGGAGTCGATCGGAACTGGTGGCGGCACGCCACTAGCCCAGCGCTTCCTCGCGACACTAGCCAACGTGCCGGTGCTTGCGAACACGCTCAAGCTGACGGCCGTGTCGGGGACCACGAAGCACCTGCCGACTCCGACGGTAGGCGCGATCAACGGGACCAACACCGACTTCGAGCTCCAGCTCACCAACCTGCCGGTGGTCGAAGGTTCGTCGCGCATCTTCTACCAGAAGCGTCTGCTGACGAACGAGGTGGTGCCCGCAAGCGTCGGTCTGGTCAACAGCTCCAACAAGGTCTTCACCTTCAACGCCGGAGTGGTCGATAACCCGCTTCACCGGGAGATCGCCTCCTTCCGACTGAAGTACGCTGGCGCGGCCGCCGGTGCTCAGACGCTGACGACCCTCGGCGGAACGTCGGCGACCTACGACCTGGTTGGTTCGCCCACGCCACTGGCGAGCACGCCGGTCCACCCTGGCACGTTGGCGATCTCCGTCAACGTGGAAGGGATCGGCCTGGCGACCATCACCGATGACGGTGCTGGAAACCTGACCGGTGGTTCCGGCTCGCTGCCCCTGGGCGGCACGGTCGACTACGACACTGGGGCGCTGACCGGTGTTACAGCATTGCTGGTCGGCCTTTCGACTGTGGTCGCCAATCACGACGTCTCCAGCGTCATTACCAAGGACAACGTCCAGACGATCGAAGTCAGCGCTATCACCGGCGGTCCTGCGGTTGCGGGTGATGTTGTCACCGACTCCGCTGCCTCCACGGCTACCATCCTGTCTGTGGTCGGTGGTGTGTTTCGGGTTGGAGCACCCGTTACAGGCGTCGCGCTGGTTGCTGGTTCGTTCACCACCGCAGGCGGCACTCCAATCACCGCCGGCACCATCGATCTCGCCTACTTCAACAACCTGGAGATCGGCGTGCCTCTGCTTGGGTCGGTTGATGGTGGCGGAATCAACACAATCGACCTGGTCGACAGCCAGACGGCCCTCTCGGTCGGATCTGGTTTGATTGAGGTGACGACGCTCCTCGCACCCATCGGCGGCACGTTCTTCTACCTCGACTACGTCTGCCTCGGCAACGTGTGGTCCAACACGACCGGCAACCTGCTCGGCGATGTGACGGCGACCGCCGTCGTCAACGCCGACACAGGCTTGGTGGAAATGACGACGACGTTCGCGCCCCTCACCGGCTCGACGATCGACGTGTTCTACCAGACGGGCCAGTACGCTCAGGACAACGGCCTGGGTGCGATTGTGGGAGATGTGGACGCCGCCGGCGAGAACACGATCGACTACAACGCCGGTGCGCTGGACTTCACCTGGGCTGTTGCGCCTCCTGCCTCGACTCCGATCACGGCGGCTTACACCAAGCTGGCGTCTGCCAGCCAGTACCAGATGACTGGCGGCACCGACGGCACGGTGATCACCCGGAACGACGTGTCGAACCCGACGCTCGAAGGTACCAAGGCGGGTATCTACGCCCTGGACCTGGTCGAGGAGCCGGTCAACCTCGTGGTGCCTGACTTCGAGGGCTCTGCCTTCGTCCAGGCGGACATCGTTGACTTCTGCGATGCTCGGCAGGATCGCTACGCGATCTTCTCTCTGGCGAACGGGACCACGGTGCCGGAGGCGATCCAGTACGTGCTGGTCACCCAGGCCTTCGACACTACGAACGCGGCCATCTACTATCCGAACACCTACTTCATCAACGACTCGACCGAGCTCCCTGAGCTGATCCCGTGCAGTGGGTTCGTGGCCGGTGTCTACGCGAAGACTGCTCGGAACAAGAACGTCGGGAAGTCGCCGGCGGGTATCGTTGATGGTGCGCTTGACGCTCCTGGAACGGTCGGGCCTGAGTTCCGGCTCTCTCGCCTGGACCAGGACAACCTCTACCAGTCCCGGATCAACCCGCTCCCCACGGGCAACGCGACGGGCTACATCGTCAACGGGGCTCGTGGCCTCTCGAAGACGCCGCGCTGGCGCTACGTGAACGCCCGTCTGCTCCACATCTTCCTGATGTATACGGTGAAGCTCCAGCTCCAGTGGACCGTGTTCGAGAACAACGGGCCGCAGCTCTGGCAGAAGATCGAGACAGCGGTCAGGGGCTACCTCGGCTCACTGTTCCGCCTTGGCTACTTCGCCGGTCAGACGCAGGACGAGGCGTTCTTCGTCAAGTGCAACGCCAACAACAACGGCCAGACGTCGATCGATCAGGGCCGGGTGAACATCGACGTGGGCTTCACGCCGAACAAACCTGCAGAGTTCGTTGTCTTCACGCTCGCCCAGCCCGCAGGGACTGCAAGCACCTCCAGCCTTTAAGGTTACGATATCGGATTCTGGCAGACTAAGAATCCGGCACGAGTCCTTGACAACAACTGACCCTCCTACTAGCCTTGTGCGGTAGGAGGGTCAGTTCATTATGGGTAAGCTCACGGACCAGCAGCGCGATGAGATCTGCGCCCGATACCAAGGGGGAGAAACTCCAGCGTCCATTGCCAAAGAGTTCGGCGTTGCCGGACAATCGGTTCACAAGCTCCTGAGGAGGCGGGGGGGTCTATAAGCCCATCAGAGCGATCACCACTCTTTCTGATGAAGAGAAGGTTCAGATTATCGCTCTCTACCGAGAAGGAGCGCCTCTAGACAGCGTTGCCGAGATTACGGGTCGGTCGGCTGGTGCTGTGTCTAAGGTATTAAAAGAGGCTGGTCTCCTCAAATCCAGGGCACGAGGGCGGCTTGATCGAGTTCCCCAAGACATCCGCGACCAGGCGGTAGCGCTCTACGAGACCGGCAAGACGGCCGACGAGATCGCCGACCTGGGTCTGCACCCCAAGCTGACCCGTAGTATCGTGTTCAACGAGCTACGCCGACGTGGTACCTCCACCCGTAGAGCTGGAGCACGAGGAGTCTTCTGGGACCGCGAAGACGACCAGAAGAAGATCTGCGAGAAATACGAGCTCGGTATGAGCGGATCAGCTCTCGCCGACATCTACCAATGCAGTCGAGACGCCATCAACAAGGTTCTCACGGCCGCCGGTATCTCTATCCGTAGCTTCGATGAAGCCACAGGGCTCAAGTGGGCTGACAAGTCGGGCCGCATTTTCCACATGCGCAGTCTGTGGGAGATCAAGACCGCCAAGTGGCTCGATGACGCGGGTAGGGTATGGCACTACGAACACTGCGCCTACGAGCTCGGGGGCGGCCGCAACTACACGCCCGACTTCTGGGTTTATGACGGCGGCGACCTTGTCGAGCTGATCGATGTGAAAGGGTGGCTGAGACCCGCGTCCGCAGATGTGATCGAGCTGTTCAAGACCGAGTATTCCCACCTGCCGTTTGTGATGTGGGATGAGCCGGAGCTTCGAGAGCGGGGCATCTTGGACATCAAGATCGATGGCGAGGACGTCACACCCGGTCCTAGCTATCCCGTGTGCGTCAGTCAGGTGACAGACAAAGAGAAGGACCGTATCGCCGAGGTCTACTCCAGCGGGAAGACGATTCGACAAACGGCGGCCGCCGTTTGTAGGTCTCACACCATCGTCTCGCAGGTGGTGAATGAACGAGGGATCATTCGGTCGGGGGCTAGTTCCAATCGCGGACGAGTCCCGCAGGAGCTCCGTGACCGGGCCGCAAATCTCTACGCCGCAGGAGACTCCATCACCACGGTTGCCGAGAAAACGAAACTGAGTCGCGATGTAGTGTGGGGAGAGGTAAAACGACGCAACCTCGTGCGTAAGAGAGCGAAGACTAAGTGAACATCAGACCCATGAGCCTCTCCGGAAGTACTATCCACGACTTTGTCCTCAAGGACGGAGAGCTCTTTTGCGCGGATATCTCCACTATCCGTGCGGGCGATGTGAGCATCGTGGTCGATGGTGTCGAACTGATGGGTCGACACCAAGGCAAGGACTACGAGATCAACCTCTGTGAGGGCTGTTACGAAACCACCATTCGGTGCCTCATGGGCGATCTAGAGGAGCGGAACACCGTTCTCATGAAGTGCTTGCAGCACTTCATGAATCGCGGCAATCAGCAGAGAGA